TAAGCACCTAAAAAATGTTCCAGCAGGACATGGGGCAGAGAAGAAAGGCAGTAAACCTGATAGCGAAAAGAGCTTATTAGGTAGATAATGATGCAAGGAATGAACTACTTACGTGAAAATCTTAGCTTCGACCAGGCGCGAGTCGTGGTCGAAAGCGAAGGTGAAAACGGCAAAAACCTTTATATGAAGGGTATCTGCATTCAAGGTGGCATACGCAATGCTAACCAACGCATATATCCTGTAGACGAGATTGAGCGAGCTGTCAAAACTTTGAACGATCAAATTGCAGGCGGATACTCGGTATTAGGTGAAGTAGATCATCCGGATGACTTAAAGATCAATTTGGACCGTGTCAGTCACATGATTACAGAAATGTGGATGGACGGTCCAAATGGTTATGGAAAATTCAAGATATTGCCAACCCCAATGGGCCAGCTTGTTCGTACTATGTTGGAATCCGGAGTAAAGTTGGGAGTGTCCAGTCGTGGCTCAGGTAATGTCAGTCCAGACGGAACTGGAAGAGTTAGCGATTTCGAGATTATCACAGTGGATGTGGTAGCTCAACCCAGTGCACCAGGTGCATATCCAACACCAATCTATGAACACTTGATGAATAATCGTGGTGGTCTTAGAGCCTTGCGTATAGCGCAAGAGGTCAAGGGTGATCCTGCGGCACAGCGTTATCTAAAAGAGAGCTTATTAGGAATAATAAGCAAACTCCAATAAGAGGAGAATCACATGTTGGATGTTCTAAAACAATTATTTGAAAACAATGTGATTTCGGAAGATATCAAAGCTCAGATCGAAGAAGCATGGCAAGCTCGTGTAAACGAGAACCGTGAACAAGAGAAGAGTTCAGCAAGCGTTATGAACACGATAGAGCAGTAATGGTTGAAGCCATTGACCGCATGGTCACTGATCAACTAACACCTGAGATCGCCGAGTTTGTAACAGATCGTGCTCAACTAGCAGAAGCAAAAGCCAAGTATGCAGTTAAGATGAAGCAAGATGCAAAGTTAATGAAGGAATTCGTTACACGTCAACTAGCTTCTGAAGTAAAAGAATTGCATGAAGACCAAAAAGTCATGGCTGACAAGTTCTTCAAACTAGAAGAGTTCGTAGTTGAGGCTCTAGCTAACGAAATTGCAGAGTTTTACAAAGATAAGAAAGACTTGGCTGAAACCAAAGTCAAACTTATTAAAGAAGGTAGAGAACAACTTGCTAAAATTAAATCCGACTTTGTGGCACGTGCCGCAACAATGGTTGAAGCAGTGGTCGAAGACAGTCTCAAGACTGAACTTGGACAACTACGTGAAGACATTGATGCTGCTCGTAAAGCAGATTTTGGACGTAGGATTTTCGAAGCATTCAGCAACGAATTCCAAGCAAGTTATTTGAATGAAAAATCTGAAACCAGCAAATTGCTCAAGGTCATAGACAAGAAAGACTTCGAGATTGCAGAAGCTCAAAGCGTCGCAATCAAGGCACAGAAAGTCATTGAAAGCAAACAAGCTGAAATCCATAGTCTCATAGACAATATGGAAAGACAAAAAACCATGACAGAACTTTTAGCGCCTTTAGCGGCAGACCAAAAGGAAATCATGAGCGAACTATTAGAAAGTGTGCAAACACATAAACTAATGGAAAGTTTTAACAAGTATTTGCCAGCAGTCATTGAGGGCAATGCTCCGCAGAAGAAACAGGCACTTGTAGAGGCAAAAGAAATTACCGGTAATAAAAATACCAACGCAAACCGTAGCGCCGAGCAGGACAACAATATTGTTGACATTCGTCGCTTGGCCGGACTAAAAAATTAAGGAGATTTTAAATGTCTGAACTACTAACAAGCCGTTGGGCAGAGACTAAAGAGGCCCTATTAGAAGGCCTACAAGGAACAAAGAAATCAGTAATGGGCGTGACTCTCGAAAATACTCGCAAGTATCTTCAAGAATCTGCTACAGCTGGTGCTACTTCTGCCGGCAACGTCGCAACACTAAATCGCGTGATCCTTCCAGTGATCCGTCGCGTTATGCCAACCGTTATTGCTAACGAGTTAGTTGGTGTACAACCAATGACTGGACCAGTTGGACAAATCCATACCCTACGTGTTCGCTACAGCGATACATTTAACGCAGGTGCTAGCGGTGCAACAGCTGGTGAAGAGGCTCTAAGCCCATTCAAGATTGCTGAGTCATACTCAGGCGCAACAACTGGTAAGGCAGCTTCAACTGCTGCTCTAGAAGGTGCTGCTGGTAACAGACTAAGCATTCAAATCTTGAAACAAACAGTTGAAGCTAAGACACGTAAATTGTCTGCTCGCTGGACGTTTGAAGCTGCTCAAGATGCACAAGCTCAACAAGGTATTGACATCGAAGCAGAAATTATGGCTGCTCTTGCACAAGAGATCACAGCTGAAATTGACCAAGAAATCTTAGCAAGTCTAAGCACATTGGCCGGTAATGCACTACAGACATACAACCAAGCTACTGTTAGCGGTACAGCTACATTCGTTGGTGATGAACACGCTGCTCTAGCTGTTCAAATCAACCGTGTTGCTAACATCATCGCTCAGCGTACACGTCGTGGCGCAGGTAACTGGGCAGTTGTAAGTCCATTTGCATTAACAATTCTTCAGTCTGCAACTACAAGCGCATTTGCTCGTACAACAGAAGGTACATTCGAAGCTCCAACAAACACTAAGTTCGTTGGTACATTGAATGGTGCAATGAAGGTATATGTAAACAGCTATGCGGCCGACAGCGCAGATGTATTGATCGGTTACAAAGGCACCAGCGAAAGCGATGCCGCAGCATTCTACTGCCCATACATTCCATTGATGAGCAGCGGTGTTGTACTTGACCCATCAACTTTTGAACCAGTCGTATCTTTCATGACACGTTATGGTTATGTAGAGTTGAACAATACAGCAAGTTCTCTTGGTAATGCAGCTGACTACCTAGGTAAAGTTGCTATTACTGACACTAGCGTTAAGTTTAGTTAATTTAACAATAGTAGAGAAAGTAAAAAACAAAAGGCACTCTTCGGAGTGCTTTTTTGTTGAGTGATAAATACTTTGTCTAATTATAAGAGCCGTAAATTCGGACTTATGCAGAATCCCTCTGCGTAGACCTAGAACGTCAACAAAGGAGAAAACAAATGGGACGTCCACTAAAGAAAGATGTACTCGGTACAAACGTAATCAGATCTTATTCTGGTGCTCAAGCAGGTGTTCAACTAAAAGGCTATTTTACAGCCGACAGCGGATTACAAACAGATTATCAAATTGTTAAACAACGCGGTGCAAAGACTTTTGTTGTGCAACGATTGGCAACTGATGAATTCACTGATTCAGAAAGCCAAGGCGGATTAACATCAACTAACCTAAGAGTTGGTGTACTTGTTTCGGGAACACCAGCAGCAGATGGCGAAGTTCAACTATTAGGTGCAACAAACGATCAAGTTCCTGGAACTGTGGCAATTGCTAAAATCACTAAACGTGTTGCAACAGATTTCAGCGGAAATCGTTACACATGGACTTTAGATAACGATTCATCTGCAGACGTAATCCTATTAACAGCGATCTAATAATATGTCAAAAGTAGTTAGAGTTTCTGATGGTGATTATAAAGTAATCACCCAACTAGGTGGTACAATCACTCTTGATACCGGGAACCAAATTGGTTCTGTGATTATCACAGGCGACTTGACTGTTCGTGGTGATACCACAACTGTGGAGTCAGAAACTCTAACGGTCAAAGACAATATAATTTATTTGAATGTAGGCGAAGCTGGTGCAGGTGTCAGTCTTGATTATTCAGGCATAGCAATTGAAAGAGGGTCATTAGCAGATGCTACGATTCTCTGGGATGAAACTATCACATATACTGATGGTTTGGGTAATAGTAGACAAGGTGCGTTTTCTTTTAAAGAAGGCACACAAGGAGCAGGTCTACAAACATCAACTATTTTTACAGGTGGCGGTGATTTAAGTTTTAATACTGGAGCTACGGGCACAGGTGTACTTAGTGTTAGTCAAGTTCCTAACTACGAAAGCCGAATCACTGACGATGACGACATTCCTAATAGAAAATATGTTCAAGATTATGTATTGGCACTTATTGCAGCCGCACCTATCAGCGGATTTTATAGATATAACGGAACAACAAAATTAAACACTGGTGGTCAAGCATATGACACTGGTGCTGGTGATGTTGAAAGTAAAATTGAATTTGAAGTAGACGGGTCTATAAGGACTGTGATTAATAATTCCGGTTTATTTGTTAACAACATTAATTTATTTAATAATAAAATAACCACACTCAATAATCAATTAACACTAGGCGCAAATAATAATCTAGTTGATGTTGAAGCAGTTTTAGGATTGCAAAATCAGTTATCTGCGCCGTCTAGTGTTTCAGGTAAAAATATAGTTTATAGCTCGGCTACACAGGGGCCTGGAGCAACAGGCTTATTTTTTACGAACACGACCACATCTGATGAGCTTATTAGTCGAAGAAGATCATTAGTGTTTAGTATGATATTTTAAGGAAAAGATATGGCAATTAAGAGTTCATTAGTTACAAGTGCAGGATTAACAATAACCGACACCATATCTGCAGGTCAAGAGGTTGCAATTACAACTTTGTTTTTTTGTAATTACAGCGCATCGGATGTAGTACTAAGTGGTGTTCATTTAGTAAGAAGCGGTGATACTGCAACAAATACAAACAAAATAATTCATAATTTAAGTATACCCGCAGGAGAAACATTTACTTTTGATACGGAGAAAGTTATATTACAAACAGGTGATAGTATATACTCCGTGGCCAGCGCAGATTCTAGACTGTCAGTTACAGTGTCATCGTTAAGAGTTGCTTAATATGAAGTTTTTGAAAAGATCACAGTTAAACAGTAGAAACGTTAAAGATAGCGGTGTCGCTATAGACATCAATGAGCAGGTAATTTTTAATAGTCCAAACTCAATGCTTATACCTAAAGGTGCTACAGCAGACAGACCGCTGAGTCCAACTAATGGGCATCTACGATACAACACAGATACAAATCAACTTGAAGGTTATCAAGGCGGCGCCTGGAGAAATTTAAGATTTAAAGAATCTGGTGGAATCACACAACAGACACTTGGACCTGGCGACTATGAGGAAACCACATTTGGTCCATTAATCCCAGCTCCACCAGCAACGTCTGCTAGTGGAACCACATGGGGCGGACAGAATCTAATTGTGCTAGTAGAAAACGTATTTCAAATTTCTAATACAAATTATACAATTATTCAAAATCCAGCCAATGTAACAGCAAATATACTTTCATTTACTGCTATTAGCAAAACTATTTCTAGTAGTGATAGTTTGACTGTTGATTTTGTTGCAAAGGGTTTTAGATCTGGACAAACAATTACTATTTCAGGTGTAACTGCTAATGTAGGCACATACACTGTGGATACAGTTTCTTCGATAACAATGACTGTACTTGAGACAATAATCACTGAACCACAAGGCGGTCTCATTAGTATAGTAGGTCAATCATCAACAGGATCACCTTACACACCAGGATACTATACCGTGTTTAGTGAAGCAGTGCCACTAGGAAAATATGTCACTGTGCTACATGGATTTGATCAGTAATCATGTCAGAATTAGGTAAAATCAGCGGTAAATTACTAAATGCAAATTTAGTTAGAGATGGTGTTGACCTAACATTTAGAAATAATCATTCAGATCCTGATTTTTTATATTTTAATGTCACTTCAAATAACATAGGTATTAAAACTGATAATCCCTTATATGATTTAGATGTTGCAGGTCGACTAGAAACTAATGATCTAAACATCGGTTCAAGTTTAATTATTGGTAACGTATCTTTCAATGCTAATAGTTCAATATCAACAACCACCGGTAATTTAAACATTGTGCCTTCAAACGGTACACCGCCAACCTTGCCACCAGGGGGAATCACAGTTGG